TGAACCGGGAAAGTCACATAAGGATGTGGGGGAAGAAGTGGGGGTCTCTAGGATAACAATACACCGATGGAGTAAAGACCCTGAGTTTGTGGAGGTTTTATATCAGAAATACATGATTTCTTTTGGGGGGAGACTGCCAACAATCCTCAATGCCATGATAAGGGAAGCCGAAGCCGGTAACGTACAAGCTGGTCGGTTAGTGTTAGAGCATTCGGGAAAGTTAATTAAGAGGGTCGAGATAGCAAATACTAAATCACCATTTGAAGCGTTTCTAAAATCTAATAGAAAAGAATTGCCATTGGATGTAGAATTTGAAGATGCTGTTGTGGAACCATTCGAAGTCTTCCCAAAGAGACCCGTAGTGGAACATACATTCGAAGAGACATATAAGAAGGTAAAAAAGACAAAATCCGTTCAGCAAATCAAAAAGACCGCATTAAAACGAGCAAAGGCTAGGGAATTAAGAAGAAGAGCAAATAAAGTAGGGCTACCACTACTTGCGAGAGGAAGACAATCCCCACTAAAAAGAATTAAGTGGAAAGAGAAGCTGGAGGAACTAGAGAATCAATAATCCGAAACCCATAGATTTCTCTGATACCGATCAGACCATTCGGAATGACCTACACACTTTCTTATTTTAAATTGCTGTATCCAAAAGCCTAACTCATCTTCTGTAGGGACATGGATTAAATGAAAGGTAGTATTTACTTGGTCTTGGGTTCTCATACGCTCATATAGATACCTAGATAGTTCTTTATTTTCGCTAGGGGTATACAAATTTTTCGGTATACCCATTTTACCCCCCTATACAAGAATTTTGGGTGGGGTATGGCTTAATTATGCCATTCTCTCCCCTGAAGAACACCAAAGCCATGTTAAATATATTGTATCCCTTTATACTAACGTATAAAGAGATAGAGAATCTATATAGTAGGATTAAATAAAACATGGCATTAAGAATAATCTGTACTATGAAATCCAGTACCATTAAATTTAATTGATGGGGCTTGAATAACAGTGGAAGTATTGTACGACTCGCATGATAAACACTTTTCACTAGGGGTGATGTCATCAATTATCACAGAGAGAACTTCCCAAGTCCAGCCACATGACCTACATACCCACTTTAAGGTCTTGAATCTTTTCATAATTTAAGTTTATCATCAACTCCCATACCGTCAGGCACTAATTGGCAATAGCAAAATTCCTTACAAATACTCCACCCGGAGCCGGGCATCCCCCGTGACATCCATCCTTCCCATGTATCAACTTCACCAGCTCTACTTGCGCAATCGGAGCATAGGTTGTTTGATACGGCAATCCATCTCAGCTTTTCCCCCATGTCTCCCGATCTACGGAATGCTTGATTAATTCCTCCAACAAGTCCTCGCTTAATGGAGTTTTTAAGTTCTCCGAAGATTCGTCCGTTACCCCTAAGGTCTTCATGAAGAGACCTAATAATTGATTGTTCGCTAAGACCACTTCCATTAAGCCTTCTAATTTCTTGTCCAAGTCTTTCTGCGAAGATTCTAGCATCGTAAGACAATCCAGCAGTAACCCAAAGTAATATGTCTCTGTCTTTTTCATCTAATTTCCCCTTTCCGTTCGGCATAATTTACCTTTATTCTCCGTTTAATACAAGTTAATTATTTTTTACGAGCCACTTTTAGGGCATCATAGAACTTAGAAGTGATTTTAGATAAGTTATCGACTTGTAAGAATGGTCTCGGTTTGACTTCTTTGTCTGGAATCCAACTTTGCTTACCAGTAGTGAAGCCTTCATGGTGTAAAGTCCCATAGCTTTTCATTCTTAAACCCTTCTTTGATTTTGATAGACTATTAGCCAATGCTCCAGTTGCATAGAGTGGTTTTATGCCTTGCCCCCGCTTTTTGCGTATCTCTTTAGTGGATTGATTGAGAACGGGTTTAACTCTACCACTTTCTATAAATTTCCTTGAATCCTTTGCGACCACATCAGCGTAAGACTCATTTAAAAACTTATCTATTATCTTTGGCAACTTGTTTGCCATTTTGCCAAAATCAAAATTAGCCTTAATCTCTAATTTCATCCCACATTTCCTTCCCTAATTGCTTGGCTTCTAGGTATTCTTTTTGGTGTTCAAGAACAAACTTCTCAATCTGAGATTCAGCCCATTTAACAGGGTCTTCTATGATTTCTTCGATTGTACCCTGTAATTTAATATCAATATCATTGATTTTGTCCAGCTTCCTGACGGAATTGAGCAAAGATTGATTGACTTGATTCACTTTCGTTTGTTTGTCTGTTGGCATTAATTACATCCTGTGCTTGTTCAATGGTTAAGTCCTTATTGTCCCGTATCATCATTTTAGCACGGGTAGTAAGATTCTGTTCTAGGTCAAATTGGTCTTTCAGTATTTGGTCTTGGACTGTGGTTGGGTATTCGACTTCTTCAAAATCCACACCAAAATCTTCAGACAAAGGAATACCATTGTAACTCGCAATTGCCTTTTCCACTTCGTAAAAATCTTTTTCATACAATCTCCACATAGCAATATCATCAAAATAGTCTTCTTTTCTTTCTAAATCTTTAATCATTAAGGAAATACCGGATGGTACTTCACCACCGGATTCAGCCCATTGAATCCATAAGTGATTATTTGATGCAACTAATTCAATTTGGAATTTAATATTGTTAATAGCTTCTGCAATATTCCCAGATGGACTCGTAACATTATATTGACCATCTTCACCCATATCCAGTATAGTATTAGAACCGGCTCTCATCATTTCTTGATCTGCCCGTAGACCCTTGACCCAAGGCTGACCAAACATATTAAATCTAAGTCCAAGATTCATTTCCGTTAGCCCAATATTGACTTGCTCATTGCAATTAATAATATCACCAGCACCTTCAACAAAGAACGAATCAATTTGGTCTTCTCTATGAGTAAATACAAATGGCAAAATACCGAGTGGGTTTTCAATTTCCTTCAATACCTTTCCGCTATCGTCTAAAATGGCGTAAACAGATGCATCCCAATATGCCCATTGTAGCCCTAGCGTATTTGATAGGTCGGCAGTTTGATTTAAAAGGGGGTAGATAATAGCTTCTGGTTTAAATGGATTATCACCAAAATACGACTCGAAGTAGTAGATTGGTCGATACTCAAATCTGTCGTTTTCCCAATAGACTCTATTCGCTATAGTACCAACAAGGCGTGTCATTCTTTCGGAATGCTTCATCCGAACATCCTTTGTGGGGATAAGTGAATTATAGACATCGGTTGTTGAACCAGTGTTTCTATTAGCCCCTAATGTATAGATACGGCTAATCTTATTGATAAACTTTCTTGTAAAGTTTGTTAAGGATGGTGGAATTTCTGAGAATGCATCACCTTGGAAATAGGTTTTTATGTACTGGTCAGTTGATGTACCAGAATAGTAATCCAAATATTTTCTTATTTCTTTTCTGCGATTTTGTGCGGTAATTAACTTTGTTTCAGTTAATTTATTTTTAATTATACTATCAATCATCTTTGTATCCTTTTCATTTCCCTATTTCTATAAGGGAATCTATTTATTATGAAATATCGAAAGGCATCATTTCCGTGGTCGTGATACCCATCCTTTATTGGCTCTTCTTTAATTGGTTTCCCATCTTCACTTTCCGGGTATCTATATTCTTCAAAGTCTTCTATGACATCCAAGCACTTAGAGTCTACATGAATTCTTCGTGTACCGTCTGCACTTGAAAAGAATCCTCTTGTATAAGATACACTTGATATAATATTCCTACTTTCCCTGTCTCTTGTAGCCATGATGCGAATTCCACTACGTCTAAAGATTTCCATATCACTAGCCCCACTCTGCCCTTGGATATTAGAACCAGCCGGGTCACCATAATACGAAACGATTGGATAGCCCTTTGTTTTAATCATTTTAATTAAATCTTCGGTCTTAATATCCTTTTTATGTAGAATGGAATCAAAAATTCTAATATGCTCTTCACCATCAATCACTTCAGTTTGGAAAAACATAACTGCTGGCATACGAAACCCAAAATCTATCGAACAATATGTCGGAAGATTAGGATTGTACGGGAAGCTCCCTGTATCTTGCATTCTATTAAAGTCCCAAACTTTACCCTCAAATACGGAGAATTCAGCACCAAATTCCTGTCCAAATAATGCACTTGACATATTACGCCTACGTTCAATAAGGGCAGGGTCTTGAATCCCCAAGGGGAATTCATGTTGATTCATCCAAGACGGAGAAGAGTAATTATGCCACATCTCATCCGTATCGCCTAGTTTGTATAAATCATAAATCCAATTTCGTCCTTCTGGAGTGGTGATAAATATGACTTCACCCTTCCTGCCAGCAACAGTTGGGGATAAATACATATCCCAAATCTTTTTATTCATCTTGGCGACTTCATCAATTACCAAAAGGTCAAGTCCCTCACCTACTAAACTTGAAGGATTATCAGCCGACATACCTTCAACAGTTGTTCCCCATTTGAATTTTATATACATATCTTTTTCAGATGAACGTACAATATCTTCAGGGTGACCGATAACCATCCTTTGCCAGATTTCCCTAAAGATTAACCTAGCTTTTTTGTAAGACATTCCAACAACCCATATGCGTTTATTGGGCTGTGATGCTACATAGGTGGCTTCCATAGCGGATGCCCAAGTTTTCCCAAATCTTCTCCCACATACAAATACATGGAATCTTGCATTCGCCTTTTTTGGGAAATGTAGTGCAAGTTGCCCCCGATGTGGTGTGTAATCAAGATACTGAAACCACTTTCTTTTAAATTCGTAATTTTGTTCTTGCATTAGAGTGTACGGGGAACTTACATTACAAGTACTATTAATGCAAGGAGATTATCTTTGCAAAACTACTCACACAAGAGGTTACAAATGTCAGAAGAAAAAATAGCAGTCGATACAGACGTTAAAACGGAAGAAGGGACAAAACCCGAATCAAATGATATACCACGTTCAAGACTCAATGAAGTTATCGTAGAGAGAAATACTCTTCGAGAGCAGATTGAAGGATATGAACTAAAAGAGAAAGACGCAAAGAAGGTTGAACTTGAACAACAGGAAAAATGGCAAGAATTAAATGCCGAACTTTCAAAAGAAGTTGAATCCTACCGACCATTCAAAGAAAAGTTTGATGCTTTGGACGGGAAGATACGAGAAGATGCCTTGCGTAAACTTTCTGAATCTAAACAAGAAAAATTTAAGAATCTTAATACAGCCGACTTACTGAATGTTGTTGATGAGCTGTCCGTTAAAGAAAATCTTCCGAATGATATTGGGGCAGTAACTCCTAAAATCAAAAAAGACGAATGGAAAAAAATGGATCTTAAAGAACAACGCAGTAATTGGCAAAGTATTGTAGATTCTTACAAAAGATAGGAGTCATTAAATGGCTAACGTAACAGTCGCCACAGCGGTAAATTTTATACCGGAAATGTGGTCAGACGCAATTCTAGATTATGCGGAACGTAAGTTTTCGATAAAAAACAAAGTAACAGATATGTCATCCATGCTTTCGGCTGGTGGGGATAAGATTAACGTCCCAAGAGTCGATCAAGAAAGTGCTGTAGAACTAGGTGATGGTGCGGCAGTAACATACTCGGCTAACACAGATGGAACAACACAACTTGAAGTTGACCAGCATTGGTACAGTGCAAAACGTATTGATGATGTTGTAAAAGTACAGGAAAGTGCTGACTTATTTAATATGTATGCAAAATCAATGGGGTATGCACTAGCAAAGAAGGTTGAGAATTACCTTGCTCTTCTAATTCAGAGTGCTACTGCTAATGATGTCACTCTTGCGACAGATAACATACTTCTCTCATCAGAGATTCGCTCTGGAACCCAGAAGTTAATGGATGCTGGTGTGGACTACACTTCGGGTACGTTCTTATACGCATCCCCAGAAGCATACAACTCACTATTTGCACAGGATGAGTTTTCATTGGCAAATGAAGCTGGAAGAGCATCTGCTCACGCTACTGGTAGCCAAGGTTCAATTATGGGAATGGATGTTTTCTATTCCGTAGATTGGGACGATGATGGTGGTACTGGTGACGAAACCGCATCTATCTTCACTGAAGATAGCATTCTATTTGCAATGCAGATCGCACCTCGTGTGCAAAGTTTCTACGATATTGATTATCTAGCGACTTCCGTGGTTACTGATGTATTATTT